CTCTGGGGGTAATATATTTAGTTATTAGTTTCGATTAACCACGAACGACTGCAGTTGCGTCTGGATTAACTTCGTCAACGATTTTACCAGCAACGAGTAAGAGTGGGTTTAACATCTTGAGATCGTATAAGGTGCTGAATCCTTGAGAGTTGGAACCATCAGCGAATTGGAGTAATTGTGTTGGAACGATAGCCATGTATGGAGCATAGACAGCAGCAGATGTAACCATATCATCACCATTATAACCCATGACGAATCTGCCAGGTTTGATGGCTGGGGATACGAATACTTTGATACCGTTTAAGTCACCAGCATAGTAAGGACCATTAATCTTGCTTGTGGAAGCAGCTTTCCAACCTTCAACAAGAGCTAAGACTGGTTTGACGTTAGAAGCACAAATCATGTAGTTAGCAGCATGTTTTTGGGTTCTGTCGTAGATGTGTTGAGAAGCTAATTCGACGATTTCAGCGAAACCGGCGTAGTGGTCTCTCTTACCAACACCTACTGGTAAGTGTTTGTTGAAGACTAAATCTTCTTCTTCTTCAGCGTTGTCGCTTAACATCTTGACGACTTCGGTGTCGATTTCGTAAGATAATTCAGCACAAGCTTGGGTAGCTAAGACTTCACCAAGGTCGATACCCATTTCTGTTTTAGCTTGGAATGCAGCCATTTGTGAGTAGTAAATAGCGATTCTTCTAGCTTTAGCAGCAAGAGCCATACCTTCCATGTGAGCATTGATGATTGGTAAATCATTTTGTGGGATAACGATGTTGTCATAGATGTAACCAACTTTGACTTTTCCGCTAGCACCAGTGACTTTGATTTCACCAGCATTTGCATCGATAACTTCAACTTTAGCACCAGATTCAGCGTCGATTAATTTGACGTCTCTGACTGGTGTCCAGTGTAATTTGGCTTTTCCTTCGCCGTCTAATTCGATTTCTTCAGGAACGAATGCACTTGTATAAGCGACTCTTTCATCAGTCATCTTACCTAAACGGAAGACGTCATTGAAGACTTCACCTTGTGCAACTCCACCTTTGTTAGAACCAGCGGTGAATTGTAAGTATTGGATGAAACCAGTTCTGGATTTTAATGGGTAAACGATAACTAAATCATTAGCGATTAAGTTAGGTAATGCAACAGTTGTTAAATCCAAGCAGAATTTCTTGAATGTTTTCATGTTGCTTAATTGAGTACCAACTGAATTGTCGAAAGCTTCAGTTAAGTATTCACTTGTGTTAGCTAAGACACGAGCAATAGCTAATTTCTTGCTTTCAGAAAGAGATCTATTACCATGTTCTTTAGCATAAACGCCTTCAGCGATTGTGAGCTTTTTGGCATAAGCTTCTAAAATGTTCATTATTTTTCTCCTTATAAACTATATTTTTTTAAAGAGGTTGATTCTTCCTCTATTAGAAATTGAGTCCTGAAAGTTTTAGTAAGCTCTCATCAACATCATCATCTTCAAAGTCTGAATTTGGTAATGCTGGATGGTCAACGCTTTCGTTAACTTTGACGGATTTTAATTTACCACCCAATGAGAATGGTAAGCGGCTTATATTAAGTTGATAAGCCTTTAAGTCTTCACAAACTTTTTCAACTGCATCTAAGTTGAAGTTTTCTGGTAAGCGAGACTTGATCTCACTTGCAGTGACACCTAACATAGCTGCCTTACATTCGATGTACTTAGACATTGTCTTATTAGCCAATTTCTTGTAACCTTCTGTAATTGTGGTTTGCTTGTTAAGACTTTCTGTGAGAGTGGAAACTCTCTCAGATGTTGAATTTTCACTTTCGGTAAGTTTTTCAGTAAGAGCTTTAATTTGATCCTCGTAATCAGCTTTTGCTTTGTTGAATGATTCATTCAACTCTGTGTAAGCCTGCTCTTTAGCGGAAACGGACTCTGTGAGAGTTTTGTTTTCGTCGAGGTGGTTTTGTTTACTCTTAATTAAACGAGCCACATTAGCTTTTTCAGCTTCTAATGATTCATTTACTGTTTTAAGAGATTCTTCTAAACTGGAAACCTTTTCATCTAATTCTTTCTTTTGAGAAGCAATTTCAGATAATCTTGCTGTAGCTTCTTTGTAGTTGCCACATTCTTCAGTTAATTTGTTGACTTCAGTATCACTGACTGCTAACTTCTCTTGAAGTTCTCTGACTTGAGCTTCTAAATCAGTCTTAGCTTTTAAAGCCTCTTGTAACCCCTTGAGTAATTCATCATCTCCGTCATTGACAGCCTCTTTGACTTCTTCAATTGGTTGTTTAGATTCTTTTTCTTTATCTGTACAACTTTCG